CTGTGCGATCACTTGCGAGACTATAGTAATTTTCAGTATGATGAGATTAGAAAGCTACTTTCTACCTAAAAAATAGCGATATCGACGCTAGGTGGGGTAGAAGGCCCATACAGAAGAAAGTGGTTCTTTTGTAGGGTAAGGGTGCCAAGACATAAGAGATAGATACTCTACAGGGCTGTATGGCCCTGTTTTTTTTTAAATTACTTGGCGTTTTCGTTATTTATAGCTTTTTCATAGTATATTATGATTTGTTTTTGTTGTTCTATGTATCTTTTGATCTCAGACATATTAAGCGCAAGATTTTCATAATCTCTTACACTTATTGCGTAGAATAAAAAGCTTCCTACATCTTTTTGATATCTTGTTTTAAATTTTTCA